CCTTTTTGTCGTAGGTCATCTTGGCGGTCAATGGATTCTTGCCGTCCATGTCGGTGTTTGAGCTGGTCAGGCTGACGTTGTTGAATACGTCACCAAAGCGCTCGACACCCTCCTCCTTGGTCATGTAGACAGCGCGAGCCACCCACCACACCTCATCCCATGTGCGGGCGGGTGAATGCAAGAAGTCTGACCAGTAGACGTAATCAATCGGGCTGTGAGCTGCGTCAATGCGCTCTGTCGGGTCTTCCACGGTGTTGTAAACCTGTGATTCATCTTGTTCCACACCCTCAACCTCGGGGCGGTCATTAACAATTACAGGCTCATAGCGAATCCATGCCGTACCGCGACCAGGCAACAATCTATCCTGCACCGCACCAGACATGGCAGCGTCAAAGTCACCGAATTGCGTGGTCTCGTATTCCATGACACGCTCAAGCATTGTGGAGGCCAATCGACCCACAGGGTCTTGATCCATGTATCTGCGTGAGACTTCGGGCTTGGCTTGTCTGCCGTACAAAGCAGGGAATAGCACTTGGATGTTTGACCACAGGATGTTGAACTTCATCCTTGGCATTTCAATGGCGTCTCGCTCATCCCGATACCGCTTGACAACCTTTAAGCCGCGCTTTTCCCACTTATCAAATATCTTAATGGCGGTCTCAATCTGGTCATGCCAGTACGGGCCTGGGTCTTCGCCCTCATATGCGCCGTTTTCTTCGTACATAATCAATTACCGCTAGCAAAAAAGAATGTCACATCCAATGTGCCACCCTCGGTTGCGTGTAAGCTAGTTCCTACGTTGGCAGGGAATCGGTGAAATCCAATGGCTGGCGTAATCGTGCCAGACATGACTGTACCGCTTGCGCCGCCATCTCTAAGCACTAAAGTGCCTCCGCTGGTGTTATTGACGTAGAAACCAATCAACTGGCAAGGGCCAGTAGTGACTGCGCCTGTGGCGGTGATGTTTTTGTATCCACCTACTTCTGCTACTGGCTGGCTCATATGCGTTCCTCTTTATGTTGCATCTCATAATCCCACAGCTCATCAAGTGTGATGGTTTGCAGGGTCTTGCCCTTGGGCGGTGTCTGATCTTTTGCTTCTTGTCGATAGGCTACTGCAAGCATTCTAAACGCATCTGCGGGGTGTGAGCACCAATCGTGGCGCGGAGTTTGACGAAAAGTTTTCTTATCTTCATCATATTCACGCTGATATTGCCTTAACGCTTCCAACCCCTCATCGCATCTGGAGTCAAAGTAACAGATGGGCAGAATCATCCGCACCGCTTGGATGCCGTCCTGTATGCCAATCTCAGGCACTATCGCCAGTTTGCTCATGCCACCCAGATGTGCAGCCAATTGCTCAACAATTGATTTACCCCCCGAGGCCAAGGTTTTGGCTCTGGCATCATGCGGCAAGAAGTGGCGGGTGTATCGGTAGCCCTTGGCTATGACCGCATCGCATATTTCCTCAATGCTTGCGCCGCTGACAGCGTAGTAGTCCATGACCCTGATTTCGCCCCTAACCACCTGATACCACCAAATAGCGGTGTCGTCTCGGTAACCCAAGTCCCATGCGGTAAATACTGGGGATTCTGGCTCAAACGGTAGCTCACAAATCCTGCCCTCATCATCAGCAAGGCGCATCTCTTGACCAAAGAACGCCCCCAACAAGGCGGCATCAAAACTGCACTCATACTCTTGGTCATACTGGTCTTGGCTTAACTGTGACCGAGCCGCTTGCAATTCTGAGTCTGGCAATAGCTTGGACACCGATGCCGGTAGGCGCAACAAAAACCAATCTGGCACTACCTGACTGACTTTGTAGATGTCGTGAAACTGGTTTTTGCCCTTTGGCGTTCCCCCAAATACAGCCCAACCGAGCCGATCACTCAAACACGGTCTGATGATGTTTCCCCATACGCTTGGTCTGAAATCACCGTATTCGTCCATGTATACGCCGTTAAAGCCCATACCCCGCATGGAATCCGCGTTGTCAGCGCCAAATAGCATGATCTTTGCACCGTTCACCAGCTCAACCATTAGATCGGCTTCGTTTGTGGCTTTGGTTACTGGCGCGGCGTAATGCTTGAGGTAATCCCATGCCACCCGCTTGGCTTGGCTTCTAAATGGGGCTATGTAGGCATACTGTGCGCCCCGACCGCTTTCGGTGATGGCTCGTTTGATCAGGTCATTGATTGCCGCTACGGTCTTTCCGGCTCTACGGTGGGCAAGTAGGCATGACCATCTTTCTGTCCGCAAGTGAAACGGCATAAAAGCCGCCCTTGGGTGGTAAGGGATGATTACTTCACGCCGCCCCATGTCACCACCATTTCTACCGGCCCATCATCCTTGCCGGTGATCTCTGTTCTTGCCAACTTGGGTACATGGTATTCAACTACCGATTGAAATAGCTCAAAGGCTTTGGCAGGATTGGGTTTTATGTCATGCTCAGGGACACCCATAGCAACCTCATCAAGCCATTGTGCAAGTCGGTGGGCATTACCATCCACAAACATTGCTATGGCCTCTCTAGCCTGTGCTGTGACCTTATTAGGCACACCCGCAGCTCGACCACCGGCCTTCTTTCTAGTTTTAACTACTTTAGTTTCCATGATAGCTATTTCTTACCAGTTTTCATGTATGTTTTAAGCGAATTTAACAGTTCCAATTGATCAGGCGAATAATTGAGTTGTTGATTAACTGATTCAGGCCATTGGTCAACCGTAAATCCCCGCAATGCGCTATCTATGGTGTTTTCTCTAGCTCGCTGTTCGCTCAGTCCTTGCCGAATTGATTCATCGTAATCAAGGGCTTCGTTTTTTAAAGTTCCCCATTGTTCTGGGGTCATTGTTTGCATCAACTTGTCTCGCACCATATTGGCATAAGGGTCAACGTGAAGAACTTCACCCGCTAAATCAGCCGTTGAAAATTTATCAGGCTGGTGAACAGTTACACCCAATTGATTCATAGGAAAATCGTATGGGCGTGTATTTCTTCCCATGGCATCGGGTGCGCCTGTTTCCCCGCGAGGCCATGTTTCTGCATACCCTTGTCCTTTAGCCACTTTGACAACTGGTTGATTCATGCCAATAAAAGGATATTCTTGTTGAGCCTTAGTTAACAGGTCGGATGCATATTTTTGATTGTTGCGCGAAAACTCAAAAGGGTCTTGATTTTGAGTGAGAGCTTCTGCTAATAATGTGTAATCAGCCATCAACCGTCTCCCGCATTTTAATCAGGCCGTTAAGCATTCTGCTCTTAGTATTGTGCCACTGCTTGCTAAAATCACAGTCTTGGTAATGCTCAAACTCAGGTATGCCAAGCGTGTAATGGGCAATTCTGGCGTTCTTGTTGTCTTGCTCGCCAATCAATACGTTCCATTCTTTCGGTAACTCACCGATAAGTGAATCGGGCAACCAACCGAAACGGTGCAAGTCTGAGCCGCTATGGTCGTCCACAAAGTCAGGTGTCAGCACTCGGTTTCTTAGGTGGTCGCAATTCCACAAAATCAGGCTTGACCAGTTCTTTCTAGGGTAATCCCTGTTTGCCGCTTCCATTGGTGTGCCAATGTATTTCTTTGGGTGCTTGGTCAGGTAATTGTGCTTAACAACTTGCACCGCCTTAGTCGGGTCGAACAGCTTAGCAAGGTCATCAATGTTGGAAAGCATCAGCATATCGCTTGCGTCTAAGAATATTGCTTTACCTGTGAACTTGGTGAAGTAGGGTACTAGAAACCGCTGATAAGTAAATGCGTTTGTGCCGTCCCGCTGTGTACCGTATAACGGTGTTATGGCAACCGGCTCGCTGGTGCGCTCAATCAGGCTCTGACAAAACACATGGTAGCCAACAGCTTCCCTTGGGTCATAGCCAGCAAATATTCTGATCATTTTAATGACAGTAGATAGATTGTGCTGTCAACCAGTGCGGCGATTTCATCCACAATGTTTTGCAAATGGCTGTCGTCTGGCAAAGCATCACGGTTTTTTTCTATGTAGGTTTTGATGCTGGCAAGGTACTTTTGCGGGTCTTTGGCGTTGTGAAAGTTCTCAGGGAAATCCTTGATCTTTTCGTAACAGCCTGAGTATGCCTCTGCGTAGCTATCAGCCAAATCGACAATGGCTGGGTAGTATTTGCCCAAAGCCTTGTGCGTGGCGTATGAATCGGTGCTTAGGTGCATGAAATGCGTCACCGTGGAGCTGTGAAACAGCGTGGAAATAAAGTCGGCTACGTCTTTTTTCATGGTTATCCTAAAAAAAGCAGGGGTCAATGCCCCTGCGAAGGAGACAACTGCACATCTATTGTAAACGTAGGAATGGGTACGTCAACAGGCCAGTCGCCTTGATTAAAAAGTTTTGCAACTGTGGCTATGTGGGCATGATGCCACTTTTCTTGCCTTTCCTCTTTGCTTAACTCTTTGCCTTGGTCAATCTCATAATGGCATTTAAGGCACAAAGCCGCCACTAGGTTGTCATCAGCTTTGACCCCTCGACCCTTGCCGCCACCCCAATTGGTGTGCGCTGCCTGCACCATATTTCCCGACCCGCAGGCTTGGCAATCAAGCCCCGCTACCAGCTTTAACAGTTTTTTGCTTCTTACGTATTGGTGTTTTTGGTACAAGTATTGTCTCCAATGTGGTAAATCTGTGCTCGTTAGCGCATTCCAAACGCCGCCTGCGTGTGTTTCCTGTTGAAGTTCTCGTTTCTTTTACGATAGTCCAAGTCCCGCATTCGGGACATTTCATTGGTGCGCCCGATCTTGAAGTCTGTTGGTTGCTTCTCTAGTTCTAAAAATCTCAATGTCAAGCCTTGCCGCCTCAATCTCCCATTTCAGCGTTTCTTCTTTTTCAATTGCCGCAGCCAATCCCCTTAACAGCTTGGCATAAATGGGGTCTGCATAGGCTTCTCGCTCTTGTGCGTTTGCCGCCTCAAAACCCATTTCTAGAGCATCCCTCATCAGCAAGGCTTTTTGGCTTTTGCGGAATTCCTCAAGGTAAACCCTTTGGGCTTTGGCTTCGCCATAAGCTGGCGCTTTATCTCTGATGGCTTGCGCCGCTTCTTCAGGTTTCACTTTAATACTCCAATCATGCGTAGAGCCGCATCAGGGCTATCAACCCGCGCCAATGTACCTCCGCCCCAACTTTTAAAAAAATCTCGTTGTAGGGCTGTTAAACGCTTCTTGGCATTTGTTTTAATCTCCACCAAGAATGTGTGACCCTTGTAGCCAACCAAAAGGTCAACTGGCAAGCCAATAATCCACACATAAGCGCCAGCCGCCCTCAATGCAACCACTATTTGATCTTGGTTTGCGTCAACTCGCGCCGCGTATCTCATTCATTCTTCTCCGCAAATCGTTGGCTGCCGCTGTTCCACGCCGTTTCTCTATATCGGAGTAAACCTGCCACCACCATGCCAATGCTTTGATTTTCCCAAGGTCTCTCGCTTTCCTGCGGTATCTCGCTACCCATTCCCTCGCTTCCGTCTGCCTCAAGGTCTCCAGTAAGTGCAAGCGCTCTTGTAATGTCAGCGTAGCTAAGTTGGCGGGTTTCTTTGTGTCGGTCAAGGAGCTGGTTAGCTTGGCATCGGTCATTCATTATCTGCCCCGCAGCGCATCAAGTTTGGCTTTTATGTCCGCAGGCATTGGAACTGCCCTTGCACGGTCTTGGGCAATTTTTTCAAGAATATGGATGGTCTTTTTGTCTTCAGGTATCTCAGCCCCATCCCATCGGCGTTGGTTAAGGTAAACAGCAGGTGAGGGTATATATGCACCGCCGTCTTTGCGCCATTGGTCGGTGGTTTTCATCCACTCAATGTGCTTGATTATTTGATCAACGCAGCTATCACAATAATACTTCTCCCACCGCTTAAGGCAATCAGACTTGCCGCCCTTGCGTGTGCTGATAGGCCAAGCTGCCCAAAATCGTTCAAAGTTTGTCATGCAGCCACCTCCATCTCATTTTTTACATTTATTGAAATTTCGTAAAGTTTGTGTTCTTTCCATTCAGGATGAAAATGTTTGTAATCTCTTAACCGTTGCTTGGCAAGCGTTTTTGATTTAGCAAACGTAGCCATCAAAATTCTTTCTTGACCTCTGTGGTTAATATAAGAATAAGCAATCCCTAGTATGGGTATGTCTTTGTTGATTGCAGTCATTTCCTTATTGCTCTTTGGTGATTGTTGGAGCAAAGCACAGCCTTACCGTGGTCAAAACCAAAGTTCGCCTGTGCCTCGATGTTGCTCTTCGGAGCCATGTCATCGCATCGCACTATCTCAGACTGTTTCAACCACCGCGCTCTAAGACTAAGCCCACGCTCCCCGATTTGGCTTGCTCGTGTATCGGGATATCTCAATCGCAACCATCGACGTACCGCATTGCGTTGTCCAAAAGCAAAAACCCCGCAAGATGCTCTGTGGTCTTGGCTCTTGGCGAGAGCAACAGCAAGGCGATTGAAGCAACTCAAAAGTCTCGCTTGCCGTACGACAAGACCACACAGTACCCTGCGGGGTTTATTGGTTGCTTCATCGCCTAGATGCCACTCTAGACGGTTGTGAGTATACATAATTTTTTTAAGTTGTAAACCACTCGGGTCTAAGGTCTCTGAGCTGGCGCATTCTTAACTCAGGCACGGTTTTCCACAAACACACCGCTGCCCTAGAAATATTTAATAACCGAGCAAGCTCACTTTGTGAGCCTGCCAACTGAATTAATTCTTGTTTTGTCATAGGAAAATTGTAAAGCCTAATTAACAAAATAGCAACATTAGGGTTTGTCCCTAGAAAATAATTGCAAATAGTGCTTGACCTATTGTTTAGTTTGCTTAACAATACATCCCATGCCCCAGCAATTTCGCACAGGGTCTTTAAGGAAAATAAAATGCAAGTTACTCAATTTACCGCCTACACCGACATTGTGATCGTTGGTCAAGACTTTGAAATGGCCGATTACAGCAACCCTAAAGGTTACGTTTACGGTTTTTCTGCTTACGTCCGCGCCGTTTCAGAGTGTGGCAATACCCGCATCAAGCACGTTGTTTCTGACCGCTGGGAAGCAGAAGCTATGGCAAAGGCAGAAGCTCAAGCTGCCGCTTTAAATGCCCGCTTGACTTTGGGTAAGTTGCCTGTGGGCTTTGATTCTTGGGAAGCTGGTCGCGCCGTTTACGGTTCTGATGCATATCAGGCTTATGGTGAAGCTGACGAATTGGCTTTGGAACGTAACGAAGAATTTGCGTATTAATCAACCCAAGGGGCGCAAGCCCCATTAAGGATCAATCATGTTTGAAATAGAAAAATACATTAAACCTACCGATTGGGCGCAAGTGTGCCTTTGGCTTGTATCGGTTGCCGCCATTGTAGTAGTTGCTCTTGACCTATTTATTTGGAGAGCATCATGCTAGATGACGGCGATGAGGGTGAATTCATCACCTACATAATTTGGGATGAGGTTACTGTCAAATGGTCTTGGTCTGAGCCTGAGGACTATGAGATGGACGGTTACTTTGACATTTTTATTTTTAAAGATGGCGTGGACGTTACCTATGACATTCCCAAGATGCATTTCAAATGGATTGAGGCTGAAGTCAAGAAATACGCAGGTTACGAACCACCAAGCCACCAGCGTGTCGCATCTGTCATCAACGGCTATTTCAACAAAAATTTTTAAGGATAACCATGAAATTCGCACTTTTACTATTAGTGCTGGTTGGTTGCGCCAGCGAGCCAAAGATGGTCGAACAACAGCTCATCATGGATAAACAAATCCAATCGATGGGCAGGAGCGAAATCATTGATGCTGTTAAGCAATGCGAAACATCAGGTTTGCGAGCCATCACAATTTATGGCAAACGCAAGATTAACGGCTTTACCGCAGAGACCATCGTGGATGTGACCTGCGCCCCTAAATTTCATTAAGGAGACAACATGGAAACTTTTACACCCGTTGGCAAACACATCGCTGCAGCTTTTGTCAAAGCACAACGTCAGTTCGGGCCAGCTCTAAAAACGTCTGTAAACCCGCATTTCAAGTCTAAATATGCTGACCTAGCTAATTGCATTGAGGCGGTTATAGAGGCTTTAAACGCCAACGGTATTGGTCTTATGCAACGCACCTATGAATGCAAAGATGGCGTTACGGTTGAAACCGTGTTTATCCATGAATCAGGTGAAGTCATGGAATGCGGAATGTTGCATCTGCCAGCCAGCAAACTGGATGCAATGGGTTTTGGTAGCTGTTTGACTTATGCGCGGAGATACAGTTTGTTAGCCGCCACAGGTCTCGCCCCCGAGGATGATGACGGTGTAGCCGCCAGCCGCCGCACCGAGATCAAATCTACGGTCAACGAAAGCCAAATTCTTGACCTATTGGCGGCAATGGATGAAGTGACCACCATTAAAGAGCTTCAAGAAGCCTATAAACAGGCGTACAAGGCGACAAATGGCGAACAGGCATGGCAGACCAAGGTCATCACTAAAAAAGACGCTAAAAAGGCGCAATTGGAAGCCACATTGTCTAAGGAGTTAGCCAAATGAAAGCATTTCCTAACCCACACCGAACCGATGAATTAGGCATGACTTTGCGGGATTATTTTGCGGCAAAAGCCATGTCATCAATTATGCCTGCTGTTATCAATGAATTAAAAAAAACAAGAGGCTCAGTTCAAGAAGCCATAAGGTTGCAAACTTTGTCTGCTGCAACTTGTTATTCAATAGCTGACGCAATGATGAAAGCGAGGGAAGCATAATGGAACAACGTACAGAGGAATGGTTTGCCGCAAGGTGTGGCAAGGTCACCGCAAGCCGTGTGGCTGACATCATTGCCAAGACCAAGACAGGTGCAAGCGCCAGCCGCGAGAATTACTTAGCCCAATTGGTCTGTGAAAGGTTAACAGGCAAGCCTGCCGAGTCCTACAGCAACGCCGCTATGCAATGGGGTACAGACACCGAGCCATTTGCCCGAGCTGCTTATGAGGCGCGGATGGATTTGTTGGTCACCGAAGTGGGGTTTATCGACCACCCTTGGATCACCATGTCGGGTGCGTCCCCTGATGGCTTAGCTGCCGAGGGCCTGGTTGAGATAAAAGCGCCCAATACTGCTACCCATCTCCAAACCTTGTTAGACCGCAAAGTGCCTGAAAAGTACATTACGCAAATGATGTGGCAAATGGCCTGTGCTGACCGCCCCTGGTGCGACTTTGTTTCATTCGATCCTCGTCTTCCTGAGAAACACCAACTATTCATCAAACGAATCAACTATGACCCCGAAATGGTTAATTTGCTTGAGAATTCAGTCATCCAGTTCTTGGGTGATGTAGACCTAAAAATCCAACAACTAGAAAGTTTGCCATGAAAAAAATCAAAAATATTGTTGTCATTACTGGCACATACACCAACAAAGACGGCGCAGAAAAGAAACGCTACCAAACCATTGGTAGTTTGTTTGAGGACGGTGAAAATTTTAAAATTAAGTTAGACACCATACCTTTGGCAGATGGTGGATGGACAGGATGGGCTAATTGCTATGACTTGGAGGAAAAGACAAATACAGGGGCGCGAGATGACATCCCTTTTTAGAGCTAGAGGGCTTGACCCCTCAACTAGCCACGCCGCCGCAGATCAATCCATAGACCTCGCCAAGCAGCACTTTGAAAAGATTGTGGAGTGCCTGCGCCGCTTTGGGCCAATGGGCAAAGATGGCATTGCCGAGCTGGTGGGGCTAGATGGTAATCAGGTCGCTAGGCGTATGAAAGAGCTTGAGAAAGATGGGCGGGTGGAGCTTACAGGGCGTACCACAAAGTCCAACTCAGGCAGGTCAGAAAGGGAATGGCAGTTTGTGCCAGTACAACAGGAGTTAATTTGAGCTATCTTGTTTCATCATTACCACCCATCAAATGCTTTGTAAAGGCTGAGTTTCTATACAACCACACCAAAAGGCATGGCGAGCTTGTGCCTTGCGTGTGGGTCAGCCTCAAAGCCCTTAGAGGGCAAGTGTTTAGGATTGAGTCGCTGCTGACCGAATACGGCGCTTTGTATGACAAGCTACCCATTCACGCCTATGTGTGGAAAGAGGGCGCTAGTGACTTGCCTGTGGACATTCTGCAATTGTGGGACTGCATGGGTTACCGTTTCACCATTATTGAAAAGATTGGCTTGCGTAACTTGGGCGTTAAGTTTCTTGGCAAGGATAAGCAATGGCACTTTGGTACATACCTGTTTACCGTGGATTTCTGTGCTGATGGCATGGATTTGGATACTGGCTTTACAGAGACCGCCGAGGAGCATAAGAGCTTTAATTTTATTAAACTTGAGTCGGGTCAGTTTGCTTGCCAGCCCAATAATCGATGCCTGTGGTATGACCAAAGCCTTGTGCCTAGCGAGACCAAGTTTCCCGATTTCCAAGCCGCGCAACATCTATGGTCTGTGGACGGCACACGCAAATGGTCTGCTGGTGACGATTGGTTTTACACAATAGAGGAAAAAAGTGACTGAGCGATTGTTAATGGCTGCGCTTTGCTTTTGGCTTGCTAGTTCTGCTTTGCCCAAGCCGCCATTAACGCCGTCACAGCTTCAGGTAAAGGCAAAAGAGAAATCCATCAGCGAGATGTGCGACAGAAAACCTAAAAGCAAAGAAGCAAAAGATTTGTGTAGGAGATGGAAAAAACAACAGGAGTTTTTATGATTGCCACAGTCTTTGCTCTAGCCATTGGCGCAATCATTGGCGTTGGGACGCTTGTTCTTTTTGCTATGTTGTTGGCACACGTTCAAAGTGTGGACAATCCACCAAGTTGGAGAAATTCCCTCCCCAACGATTCTTTGGGTGAAGAGCCTCCCAATAAGCCCCAAGAGGCGCAAGAGTCACCTTATCCCAAATAATTTTGCCATCCTTAAAAAAGTTGAGGTCAATGGCGCAGCGCTTGAGGTGGATGCTGTTCATGGTTTTAGAACGCCCCGCCTTAAAGTGCAAAGCCTGTTGTTCAGGAGTCCGCGCCAGCTCGCCGCCAGTAACTATAAAACCTTGGTCGGTAGCGTATTGGATCAGTTTGCAGGCATCCAACAGGAAAGCCGCTTGTTCGGTGCTTAAACTCATTTTTGTTCTCCATCTGTTTCACCGTGCGACAGTTTCACGCCAGCAAGCAAGCCAATAAAACCGCCCACAATGGTTTGGAATGCGGGGCTAATCAGTTTAAAGATTTCAGCATTGTCAACCTTTTCGTCAAACAGTCCAGCCATTAGAACGCCAACCATACCGACAACAACAATGCACAGGGTGAAGCTGACCATTAGGGTGACAAGGAAAGTTAACTTGGCTTTCATTTTTTCCTCATGTCTGCAAGTTTTTCAATTGTGCGCCCACCAAAGTAAGCGCCCATGATCAGCATCCCCCAATTACCCAACAGAGTGACGTAGGATTCGTTTGCGTTGTACCCATAGGCAGACATCATGGCAAACAAGAAATAACCTAAAAAAATGGCTATAAGGCTCATGGGGCGTATGTTTTTAGATAGCCAAGAGTCGCTTGACATATCAGCTTGCCAGCGGTCTGTTATGTTGTCAGCGTCAGATTGAGCTGCCTTTGCCAGTAGATCAAGCTCGGCTAATTCCATCTTTGCTTTTTCAATGCCCAGCTCAAGTAAGCGCTCTTCATGTTCAAACTGAAGTTGGCGTAGCTTGCTAACATCTTCAGGCGTTGGGTTATCAGGAATCTTTACGCCAAGGGTGTTTTCAACAACTTCCTTACCTTTGGCTTGGATAGCGCTGGATAGCAGTCCTAAACCGTTTTGGGCAAGGCTACCAAGAAGTGAGGCTACGATAGGTAACATTTGATTTATTCTCCAAAATTTTCATATCTACACAAATTGCTTGAACCGTTCTGCCTTGTTTGATAAGTTCAATTTTCTGTTGTGCAATTTCTTGCTCGCACTTTTTCTCTTCTAGCGTGTAAATTTCTGATTGAAAAAATGCACATTCAACCCCAATGCAAATATACAACAGCGGAATGTAAATTGTCATTTCTCCTCCGCTTTGTTGATTAGCCTTTGCACCACCGCTTGCTGGCGCTTGGTCTCTGCTTTTGTTTCCAAAATGTCGAGATACATCATGGCAATGATAGGCAAAAGAATCGCAAACACTATGACTAAACTGAGAAAAGCAATCAAGAATCCCATTTCGTTATTGTCATTTGTCGGATTGCTTGGAAGAGGAGGTGGAGGTATAGGGTAACGATCATCACCACCCCGATTATTAGTGCTCTGTCTTGAAGCTGGTTTAGCATTTTTCGCCGTTGCCATTGTGCGACCCTATCCTTTGCTTCTTGCTCTAGCCTCTCTTTTTCCTGTTCAGCTTGCAACCGTTCAAACTCATCCTGAAACCTTGTCCAAACCGCACCCAACGCAGGGTCAACGCCGTAGATCAACAGCTCCCTCAATTCAATTGCCTGGCGCTCTAGCTCCATCTCTTGAAAAATGTTGTCAAGCGCTTGGGCTTTTAGTGACTTACCCTTTGGCGGGTTTTTCTTTTGTTCGGCAGCAGCGGTTTTGACTTGTTCGTGGGCATCAAAAAATTTACCGATGTAACCCGAAATTTCCATTGTGATGTTGGTGACATCTTTGGAAGCCGCTTTGCAATCCTTGTAAAAAGATACGGCCTGCTTGATAGCGGCAATAGCGGCAAGGGCTGCGGTGAACGGATCAATTTCACGCTCCTATAGCTTTAAAACAAGCGTCAACAGCATACCAATGATGGCGGCACATGACCCTATCAATATCTGCTCAATGCGCTTTAAACGTGCGTTGATGCTGTCGTAGCGCAGCTCACAGACAGCCTCGTGCGTGTCTACCCGAGCCTCTATTGGTGTCATAACTCAACCCATGCCAATGTTGGCTCATCCCACCGATACATCTTTCCATCAGTAGGCATTGGATTTGGCGCAGACCATAGGCAAGTTTCCTCGCTCATTAGCCAAGATGGAAATGGTTGTGGAGGAATGAACGCATCCCTTTGCTCGTCATAGGTGTACCCAATACCAGCATAGTTCTTACGCAAAGGTGTATTGCCATTAGCGTGGACACCGCCATGCGTGTTATATGAGGTTTGCACCCAACCGTGACCAAAGATGCCAGAGTCGATGACATCTTGCTCGGCAACGATGACCTGAACTACTAAACCGTTTTCTACTTTTGCAAAGTGTGACATTTGTTTCTCCTTATGCCTTGTATGAGCCTGAACTGTTATAGGTCAGAATTGTGTTTGCGCCACTTGTTGTGACAGTTGGTGAGCCTGTGGTTGTACCTGTGTAGTTTGCTGTTGGAATGGACAAGATGACTACGCCAGAACCGCCATTGCCAGCAGTAATTGATGCGCCGCCAGTTCCTTTACCAGCACCTCCACCACCGCCACCAAGATTAACAGTACCGTTTGTGCCGTTTGTGCCAGCACCATTATTGCCTGTACCACCACCACCCGCACCACCAGGGCCTTGCGTTCCAGAAGCCTCTAATCCACCACCACCACCACCAGCGTAAGTTACGCTTGAGCCTGTAATTGACGATGCAGTTCCAGCCCCGCCCGTGCCACCTACTCCGCTTGAGCCATTTGTACCAACCGCAGAAGCACCGCCACCACCACCTCCGTGAGAATTTCCTGCGGCTTGACCAACGCCACCCGCATTTCCTTGCCCGCTTACGCCTGTGCCAGCCGCAGACCCAGATGTTCCACCGCCACCTGAGCCGCCATTTTGACCAGCCTGTGTGCCAGTTGTTCCACCAGCACCACCGCCTGTAGAGGTGATTGAACTAAATACAGAATTAGAGCCGCTTGTGTTGGAGTTAGAGGTTATGTTGACTGCGCCTGTACCACCAGCACCGACTGTTACTGTGTAGGTTGCGCCAGATGGCAGAGCAAATGAAGCGGCAGTAAGAAAACCACCCGCACCGCCGCCGCCACCCGCCCTAGCACTTTCTCCAGAGCCACCGCCACCACCGCCAGCGACAACAAGATAACTAACTAAATAGCCGCCTGTTAATGTGCCGCTAGATGTAAACGTGTGAATGGTGTTCCCGCCAGAAGTAGTGACAGTCCCACCAAGAAACTTCTGTGAGCCAGCGTAAGAGATGATGACTACGCCAGAGCCGCCTGCACCGCCGCCACCATAGTTTGTAGCGTTACTTGAGCCACCACCACCGCCGCCACCGCCTCTGTTTGCAGTACCAGCAGAACCAGTTGCCGCAGTTCCAGAACCACCAGCGGCAGCGCCATTTCCACCACCACCTGAACCGCCTGTTCCAGCAGAGCCTGTATCACGATTATCACCACCGCCACCGCCACCGCCACCAGCGTAGGTGACGCTACTGCCGCTTATGCTGCTTGCTGTGCCAGCGCCACCATTTCCACCAACGCCATTTCGTTCTGAGCCAGTTCCAGCAGAACCAGCGGCATTTGCACCGCCGCCGCCAGAACCGCCTGCACCAGAACTTGAACCACCAGCATTACCTTGCCCAGAAGTTGCCGTTCCTCCAGTTGCATTACTACCAGAGCCGCCTCCAGAGCCGCCGCTTAATCCGTTTCCTGAGTATGAACCACCACCGCCACCTCCAGTAGAAGTGAGTGACAGGAGTTGTGAATTGCCACCGTTTGTACCGCTACCAACTGTTGTTTGTTGTGCAATACCAGCACCACCTGCGCCAACAGTTACCGTATATATTGAGTTGGCATCAAGAGTTAAACCAGAACCTGACAATAAGCCGCCAGCACCACCAGCACCGTGATTTCCTGCGCCACCACCACCAGCCACTACCAAGTAACTTGCAGATACAGATGACAAAGGGCTAAGTGAGCCAGAAGATGTGAATGTGTGAATGAAGTTACCGCCTGATTGGGTAACAGTTCCACCACCAAATAATTGGGTTGCGCTTGTGTATGAAATGATGACGATGCCAGAGCCGCCAGAGCCGCCAACTCCGACTGGATTACCCCAGCCAGCGCCACCCCCACCACTGCCACTGCTTGAAGTTCCAGCAATACCTGCTTGTCCAGAAGTTGTGCCGCCTGCGCCACCGCCACCTGAACCGCCAGTTCCTCCAGTTCCACCGCCACCAGAATATCCACCGCCGCCACCGCCACCAGCGTATGTTGTTGAAGAGCCAGTTATAGACGAAGAAACACCAGAACCACCAACACCGCCGTTATTTGTAGATGTATTACCGCCAACGCTACCTGCGCCGCCGCCGCCACCTCCAGCACTGTGATTTGCTGCTCCTGCACTAAATCCACCGCTGTAACCTTGATTTGCTGTACCAGAGCCAGCGGTTGCAGAGAGTTGCGGAGCACCGCCCCCAGAGCCACCACTACTTCCAGAGCCAGTTTCTTGCCCACCACCCCCGCCGCCGCCAGTTGATGTGATGGTGCTAAGAATGGAATTAGAACCATTTGAACCATTTGTACCACTAGTTGTTGAACCAGCGCCACCCGCACCCACAGTTACAGTGTAAGAAAGCGTAGGATTAAGACTTAATGAGCCTTCAGCAGAACCGCCGCCGCCAGAAGTTCCTGCACTTGTTCGATAGCCGCCAGCGCCACCCCCGCCTGCACCACCATATAAGCCACTCGTCAAATTCCGACCGCCGCCACCGCCGCCTGCAATAACTAAAAAATTAACAGTAACCGATTGCAGTCCTGTCCACCCGAAAGCAGCTAATGCAGCAGCACCAATCTTGGATAAGCGAGGCATCTTTTGTCCTTATGCGAACTTGGTTACAGAAGCCAGCACAGTAAACGCAGCACTGCCTGTTTTGATGATTACATAGGTGTAACTATCAATTGAGCTTGCATTGCCTGATGTCGGTGCAGAGCCACCTTGCCATTTGGGAGTAACAGAAGAACCGTCTACCTGTACAGCAGAGTTGTAGTAGGCAGTAGCGCCATTGGTCACTAAGAAAGTAGCAGACAAAGATTGTCCTGTGGACATTACGCTGTCCAAAGATGTGCCGCTATTACCTCTGAAATTAACTGTGAAGTTGCCTGATGCGTCAGTTGTGTAATACAAGACAACCTGCGTC